AAACAGCCGAAACGAAATAATTAAAGCACCGCCTAACGAGCGGTGCAATTTTTATTAAATAATAAGGAAACGGAGGTTAATAAATTTGTCTAATTTTAGTGCAAGAGTTATTGCGGATTTAGACACTTCTAAAATACCGTCTCAACTAAAAGATATAACAAAGAAGCATCCGCTTGTACTCAACAACTTCACACTGAATACAAAAGGGCTTCCGTCACAAATCCAAGCGGTATTAGATAGCCACAAGTTTACTATTCATCTCGGAAATATCAAAGGTGAAAACATTGAAAGTCAGTTGGGTAGGCTTGGTGGCAAAGCGTCAGAGGCATTTGCAAGTAGAATCAATGCAAAGTTGAATAGCGGCGGTATTGAATCTGCAATAGCGAGCGTCACTGCGAAGTTTGAAAAATTTGGTGCTTCTGGTCATTCAAAATTATCAGTAATCAAAGCCGATATAGAGAAATTAAATGAATTATCGGCAAAAATGAATACATCTGGTGATGATACGGAAAAACTTATTTCTGCTTATACGGAATATGAGACCGTTTTGAAAAGAGTAAAGAACAATCTTACAACGGTTGCTGTTCAATCAAGCAAAACCGCATCTGCTCTGCAAGTCGATAAACTCACAAATAGAATGCAGACTTGGCTACATAATAATTCTGCGGCAGCCAAAAAATGCGGTTCAACTATTCAAAATTTGATAAAAAGGTTGGACGGACTAAATCAAAGCGGTAAATTAACGGAAGCAGAATTAAAAAAGATTGAAAAAGAGTTTGATGATGTAACTACTTCCGCAAAACTTGCAGATGCAACGGGCAAAAAATTTGGAAGCACATTTGTAAACTCATTTAAGAGTATATTAAAATATGTTTCTGTATCAACTATAATTTATCAGTTAATTAACGCCTTTAAGCAGATGTACAATAACGTTTATAATATAAACACTGCTATGATTGAACTTAAAAAAGTTACAAACGAAGCAGATGCGTCTTATGATGCGTTTTTGGATAATGCGGGCAAGAAAGCACAAAAACTTGGAACAACAATAAGTAATTTAGTTGAATCAACTGCTGGTTTTGCAAGGTTGGGATATGGAATAGATGAAGCAGAAAAACTTGCAGAAGTCGCAAATATATATACTGTCGTTGGTGATGATATAGAATCGGTTGAAGTGGCAACACAAAGTATTGTTTCCACAATGACTGCGTTTAATATAGAGGCAGATGAAGCAATTCGGATTGTTGATAGATTTAATGCTGTTGGCAATAATTTTGCAATTTCATCTGGTGGAATCGGAGAAGCACTTCAAAGGTCAGCATCTTCTCTTGCTGCGGCAAACAACACGCTCGACCAAAGCATTGCTTTAATCACGGCAGCAAACACAGTTGTTCAAGACCCTGATGCTGTTGGCACGGCATTCAAGACAAAATTTTTTTCTAAATTGTCTTTATGTACAGAAATGTGCATAGTGAACATATTTAATTGCAGGTAAAGTGTAAAGCCTTGCACCACAATAATGGAGAAATCACGTTATGATGGTACGAAAGTAGAAACAACGCAAGGATGGTATATGGTCAAAAACCTAATTACTATTACAATCACAGTTCTTGCAGCGAAGCACCCTAACGTTATACATAGACCATATGTTATTAGTCGAGGGTGAACGTTCAACGACTATCCCCAAGTCGGGTTACAGACTTTGAGAATAAGGGCGGAAATCCCGAATATCTGTAACATTAGGAGTACGGCTTAATCGCAAATGAAGTCAGTGAAAATCTGTTAAATGGAAAAGGTATGACCTCTATCTATATTAGATGTGGTTAAGAAATAGTCTACTCTCATATGAAGGTATGAGTATTGTTAAACTTTTTGACACATATTGATGGATAAAAGAAAAATATATACAGAAGATGATTATATAAGAAAATGCAAAGAATTTCATAGGAACTCATAAAGAGAGTCTGAAAGGAACAACAATAATTGATTATGTGTGTAACAAGCACAAAGAAAAAGGAATACAATCTCGTGATTGGTCTCACTTCAAAGAATATAAAAAGAGTTGCCCTTATTGTTCTGGAAGATACAAAACGACAACAGAAATTATTCCTCTTATTAAAAATAAAGATGTTGAATTGATTTCCGAATATTTAGGAAACGAGAAACCAATCACTTGCAAATGTAAGCAATGTAGTAATATATGGACTACTCTCCCGAAGGTTCTTATGACAAATGGCTCTGGATGCCCAAAATGTGGCAAACAAAAGGCAATTAAAGGAGAAACAAAAACTCATAGTGATTTTGTTTTAGAAATGGCAAAGGCAAATCCAAATATAGAAATTCTGGGAGAATACAAAAACACTCATCGAAAAATACAATGTAAGTGTAAACTTGACAATGCTATATGGCTTGGTTATCCAGCAAATTTATTAAATAAAAGCGCAGGATGTCCGGCTTGCAATATGTCAAACTCTGAAAGAGAAATGCTTGACATTTTGAAAAAGTTAGGATTTAATGTAATTTCCCAACATACTATTGATGGGTGTGAATATAAATCAAAATTAAAATTTGATGCTTTTGACATTGATAAAAACATTGCTTTTGAATATAATGGAGAGCAACATTATAGACCAGTTGATTTCGCTGGTAAAGGAGAAAAATGGGCAAAGAAACAATTACAATTAACACAAAATAGAGAAAAGGCAAAAATTGAATTTTGCCATAAAAATCAGATTCCTATTATCATAGTACCATATTGGGAAAGAGATAATATGGAGTCTTTTATTATATCTGAACTTAAAAAGATTGGAGAGAAAAAGGTTTAACAATAAGATATATGTTGCGAATATATCTAAATATATGGAATTTCAATGCGTATCCGTGCCGCAAAAACAGAGTTAGAGGAAGCCGGTCTCGAAACAGAGGGAATGGCTAACTCAACCGCAGAGTTACGGAAAGAAATAATGGAGTTGTCTGGTGTCGATATTATGTTGGACGAAAACACGTTCAAATCGACATATGATATACTCGATGAATTATCAGAAAAATGGGATGAACTCGAAGATATTGAACAGTCAAGCATTATCGAGTTGATGGCAGGAAAGAGACAAGGCAACGTTTTCTCGTCCTTAATGTCAAACTTTGATATTGCTCGTAATGTTTTAGAAACATCAGAGGATTCTGCTGGTTCTGCTATGCTTGAACACGCAGAGCAAATGGAAAGTCTTGAAGCAAAAACCAAACAATTCCAAGCCGCTTGGGAAGAACTTTCTCGAACATTTTTAGATGACGATTCTCTCGGCAAACTGATTGACCTTGGAACAGATTTCCTTAATGTGCTAACTTGGATTGTTGACAATCTTGGTGCAATGGGAACTGTTATTGCTGGTATTGGACTTGCCGCATTTATTAAGAACTTCGATTAACCTATTAAGGTTGCACATTACTTCCTACATAATGTCGGTCTACTATGGGAAAAGAAATATCATTATGGCGATACTATAATTCCGTAGGATGAAGGTTCTAAAATACAAAGAGGAAAAATTGCTTGAATCTATAACACTTGCTCCACTTCCCTATTGGAAGTAACCGAAAAACAAGGTAAATAAGTCAAATCGTTAGCACACGAGGGCAAGTTTTCTACGGCTAAAAAATAATGCCGGACAGATATACAATTAGTAACGAGCAGCGCACTTGTTAGCCAAACTGGTTTAATCATATAATCCGATAGTAACAATCGTGAAAGCGATGTCGGGATAAAGATTTTTATAACAAGAACGTTCAGAGAGTACCATTCCTCATAGTAAATAAAAGCCAGATTTTATTTGCTATTAAGGCATACTCCACGTGCTAAAAATCACTATCACAATTACCACAATGCCATTGTTTCGTGGTTTTACCAATGGCAAAAATACCAAAAATAGCAGTCAATCCTGCTTTTTGCGTATTTGTTATTTTAGATACGCTTGTTGAATTACAATAAGGACAGCGTACTGGTTGGTATGTTTCAGCCGTTTTCATAATAAGGTCTTTATAAAATGTTCTCTTATTACAAAAGGTACACATACCATATTCATAATTTTTAGATTTTGTAACCTCCGATTTATTGTTTCCGCAATATGGACACTCAAAATCTATTATGCTCTTTTCAATATCCATCTTATATGCCTCCTTTGAAATTATATACATATTATATCAGATTATTTTCTAAATGTCAATAGAATTTTTAGAATATTTTACCGTTTATTGATTGTGCGATTAAGTAAAGTAGGAAGTATAATCAAAGCATCTGATTATATGCAAGCGTCTAATGCAATAGATGCACTTTCAAAGTCAACAAAGGGACTAACACAAGAACAAGCAATCCATTATGTTTTGAGAAGCAAGTTGACAGATGAAGAAAAAGAGGCATTATTAGTAAAGGCGGGATTAACCGCAGAGGAAGCAAAAGCGGCTGTGGCTGCTGGTGCATCTGCAACGGCAACAGGTGCGGCTACCGTAGCAACAAGTGCATACAATGCCGTAACAGGAATTGCAACAACGGTTACATATGCTTTTAAGGGAGCATTAGATGCTATTGCTGCACATCCAATCGTAGCAATAATTGTTGGAATCATTTCTGTCTTATCTTTGCTTGTTACACAGTATAAAAAAGTAAAACAAGCAGCAGAGCAAGCGGCAGAAGAACAGTATCAATTAACCAAGAAAGCGGCTGACGAAGCAGCGAGACTTGGTGATGAAATTACAAATCTTACTGACCAATATCTCGAATTATCAAAGGAAGTTAAAACAAATAACAATAGAAAAACGGATTTAATTAAGACCGAAAATGAATTGTTGAAACTTTTAGGAGTTGAACAAAAAGAACTTGACGGTCTTATTGAAAAATACGGTTCTGTTGATGATGCGATTAAAGCGGCTTCTGCCTCTGCATTAAGAGAATCTTTAACTGATTTACAATCCCATTTATCAAGCACCAAAAACAAGATTATTAAAGCAGCGGAATCCGAAACAGTAGATATACATGGTGGTAGTCAGCCAGTTAATATGAACCATATATATCACTATACTGGTGATAAACATACTTTTGATTCTGGAACTGATGCTTCAAAAGCAATAGAAGTCTTAAATAATCATCCTGATTTCTATGCCACATCTGATTTACCCGGAACTGGTAATGGAGAATTTAAGTTTGGAATTGAAGGAACTAATATGTGGGGTGGAGATTTAGACACTCTTGAAGGTGTACTTTATTCTCACGGTAAACTAAAAGAGGCTCTTGAACTCGTTGCACGAGAAGTTGGAACTGACAACCCTGTATATGAGCAATTAAATAAACAATATGCAGAAGTTAATGAGAAAGTCAAGGAATACAATGATACTATTTCCGAAATAAATGAAACCTCTGCTCAACTTCATATCTATGAAAATCTTATTGGTAGAGACATTCCAACAACAACTACCGAATTTGAAGCATTTAGAGATGAGTTAATTAAAGGTGCTATCGCCTCTAATGATTTCGTAGGAACGCAAGAACAAATTGAGAATGCAATCAACAACACTTTGAGGGCGCAGTCTGATTTTGCGAAGTTCTACACAAGCGGCGGCGGTTTAGCAAATTATAAAATCTCTTTCTCCGAACTCATTGCAGATGATGACTTTTCTGACATAGTTGATGACTATATTGAGAAAATCAACACTCTTAAATCCGCACTCGAATCCTATCAAGACGGAAGTTTTGAGAACGAAGATTTTGTCGAATTGTTCAGACAATTCCCCGAACTCGCTGACGATACCGACAACCTCGCAGAAGCCATTCAAACATTGATGGAGACCTATAACGGTCTTGCAAGTGACAAACTTGGTGGATATGCAAAAGACCTCGCAACAAGCGAAGATATTGCACAGTTCAATCAGTTTATGGCTAACTTGCTCGGAATGAGCAAGACTGGTTCAACGGAATTTGAGTCTATTCAAAAGTCTTACGAGAGCGACTTATCCGAATTTGACCATTTGGTTAATACATACGAGAACGCCATAGACGCAATGGAAAAGTCTGGTTTGAGAAGGACTACGACTTACTATGAAAAACTTCGTGGTGTTGAGCAAAATCGTATTACTATACTTCAAAATGAGTTGGCTGCTCTTACGACAGAGTTCCAAAACGCAATCCTTTCCGGAGAAGTCAAAGAAGGTAGCGAAGAATGGAACAAAATGAACTCCGCAATCAACAAGGTTAAGGAGTCCATTCAGAAAGCCGAAATTGCTGTTCAAGATTATAGCAATACCATTCGAGACATTGAGTGGGAATATTTCGACTATCAGCAAAAGTTGAATTCACAAGTCACCGATGAATCTAACTTCCTGCTCGACCTTATGAGCGGAAAAGATATGGTCGATGACAAGGGTGCATTTACAGAGTTCGGCAATGCCGCAATGGGATTGCACGGTGTCAACTACAATGTTTACTTAAAGCAATCACAGCAATATGCCGCAGAACTTGCTAAAATCGAAGCAGAACTTGCGACTAATCCCTACAATCAAGACCTGATTGATAGGAAAGAAGAACTTCTCGGATTACAAAGAGATAGCATTCTTGCTGCGGAAGATGAAAAGCAAGCAATGATTGACCTCGTTAAAGAGGG